TATATTATTAGGTGGAGCAGATGTAGCAACTGCTGAGGCAGACGCTGATCCTAGTATGGCTAGTATGACAGATGATTTAGTAGCATTAGAGATAAAACCTGTAGCTACTACTAATACTCAAATAGAGTTATTTGTAGCTAGTATATAATGGCTAGTCTGTTTGGATTAAGGTATGAATCTATAGAGAGATTTTTAGAGTCTTATGCTAAATATATTATAAGGCAGGGGCAGTCTATATTGTCTAAACATAGCGCTACAGGTATATTAAGCGACTCACTAGATTTTACTATATTTAAAACAGATGAGGGGTATGAGATTAGATTTACAGCTGCAGCCTATGGAGATTTTAGAGACAAAGGGGTATCAGGTAATGTGAGCAAAAGATATTACTATAGTATAGATGGTAGGCGTAAATCAAGTCCATACAAATATACGAGTAAGCAACCTCCTGTAAGTAGATTAGTAGACTGGCTATCTGTAAAAGGCATACAGGGTAGATATAAAAAAGGAGACAAAAAAAAGAGAGGCGGCAGATTTATGAAAAAAGAGAGTTTAGCGTATTTAATTGCTAGGTCTATAAAATCTAGAGGTATTAAGGCGTTATCATTTTATAGTCAGCCTATATCGTATAGCTTTGGTAGATTCAAAACAGAGTTAGCGCAAAACTTTGCAAAAGACATAGAGGCAGGATTAAGTATAAAAATATAAGACATGGCATTAACAATAGAGCAAAAACCTAAATATCAACTAATAGCAGCTAATGGAGACATTATATTTACTGTAAAAGATGGAAACCAGGTAGCTAATAGAGTAAAGGTAAAATACATAGGAGAGGTATATATAAGCAATAAGACATCTCAATTAAATAATAATCTAGTATCTAAATTAAAAGTCAGTCCTAATAATGCAGGAGTAGGTATTTTTGATTTTGGCCCTATAGTACGAAATTTTGTAAGTCCTGATTTTACAGGAGGTACAGTACATAATACAAATACAGTTAATAATAGTGAGTACAATACAGTACAATACTCAGAAACTACTCCACATAGCATACATCAGGTAGACAAATTTAGTACAAATAGGAATAGCTGTAGATTTTTAAGAATTAAATTTAAAGTAGAGAGCGCAGGTAATATTACAGACGCTGTATCAGACGCAGGAGAGCTACAGACATCATTAGATTATGTAGTATATAATGGTGTATTAGATGAGACAGACATACTAGCATTAGATAATAATGGTAATTATGGATTTAATTTAGATGAGGCAGGATTTATTATGAATGATACAAATGCTAAATTTTTAACTAATGCGCCTACTACTCAATATATAAAAGATAATCAATATATGACAATGCCATTTTTTAGTCAGTATGATGAGGATTTTGTAGTAGGAGCAGGGGGTACACATCCATCTGTAAATGTTATACAAATAAAATTTTACAATAGCTCTAATAGTGTTTTATCTACATTAAATAGAGCAGTACAGGCAGGTAATGGAGGTCATGCAGGTAATATGGGAGATAGCAATACTAGGATGCAATTTGCAGGTATAGGTACAGGTAATATTACAGGAGCAGGATCTAGCATACCAGGTACATGGAGCTACTATACTATACAAGCATTTGCTAATGACTCAGGTGGCTCATCTACAGCAGTTAGTCAATTATATTATATATATAAACAGGATGATGATTGTAAAGGATTTGACAATATTAGACTGACATGGCTAAATAAATTTGGAGGATGGGATTATTATAATTTTAATAAAAAATCTATAAAAACATTTTCAGCAGAGAGGACTACATATACACAAATTAAAGGCGTATGGAATGATACGCAATTTAGGTATCATGGATATAAAGGCGGTCAAAAAGCTTTTACAAATAACATTACAGAAAACATTACTATAAATACAGATTTTATTACAGAGTCAGAGGCAGAGTGGCTAGAGGAGCTGTTTATTAGTACAGATGTGTATATTGTACATGACAAATCTACTGATAATGCAAATGAGGGGTATATTAGAAAGTACATAGAGCCTGTCAGATTAGAGGCAAGTGAGCATATACGCAAAACACAGACTAATGACAGATTAATACAATATACATTTAGTATAGTAAAATCTAAAAACAGACAAACGCAGAGAGTATAATTATGAGTTTACAATTAATCGTATATCCGCAAATAAATCCTAATGGTGTATATAGTTTTACATCTACAGCAAATACTAATGAGTATGTAGGGGATAGCAACTTAAATGGAGCATTAGCAGGTACAGTATCATGTACTACAGGTAGTCCATCTACAGAGGCTATAGCGTCATCTAGTCCTATTATAAACGCCTATAAAAGATTTAGGACTACAGGTACAGGTAATCCATACGCACAGGCACAGTTAGCGCCTACATTTGGTGGGGGGTTTTTGTCATTTTATGGGGGTAGTGGTAGTGATAGTAGTAGTGGTATATATCAGGTAGTAGATAATTTAGTAATTGGTGTATCGTATGAGCTAACTTATGTAGTAGATAGTATATCAGGTACGCCTAATGCTGATGTATATATAGGTAATCAGTATGGTAGTCAGGTAAATGTAGCTAACTCAGGATTTAACTCATTAGGATCATCTTTGTTTGTAGACAATGCTGTAGGGGTAGGTACATATACACATACTTTTACAGCTACAGATACATCTGAATTGTTAATTTTTGAGTATATAGACGCTACAAGTGGTAGAACATTTGTAGATAAAATAAGTATAAGAGAGACGCAAACAGCTGCAAATAGTGTTTATGAGGATTTTGCAGATGGTCAGGTAATATTAGACCTATATGAGGAGACATCTATACCATTTACATTGTCTGTAGATGAGTTTAAAAACGCTGCAGAGAAACCTACTAGCTATAGTAAGTCATTTAGATTACCAGCTACTAAAAGAAATAATCAAGTATTTAGTAATATATTTGATGTATCTAGGAGTACTGCAGATGATTTACTAAGTTTTAATCCATACAAAAAAACTAGCATAAGAGTAAAAGAGCATGGATATACTATATTTGATGGATTATTAAGATTAATAGACATATCTGAGAATAATGGAGAGATTAGTTATAATGTAAATTTATACTCAGGTACTACATCTCTAAAAGAGTTATTACAAAATAAAGTATTAGGAGATATAGATTTTAGTGAGTTAGAGCATGACTACAATGCTACTAGTATTGAGGCGTCATTTAATGGTAATTTACCTATAGCTCAATTATCAGGAGGCTCATTTGCAGGAGCATTAAATGCTACTACTACATCAGTATTAAAATACCCGCTTTGCGATTGGAGTGGTAATTTTATACTAAATGATAATGCAGAGGGTTTTACTATGAATTTATTAGAGGATGGATTTAGACCATTTATAAATCTAAAATATCTAGTAGACAATATATTTAAAGACGCAGGATTAACATTTAGTAGCACATTTTTAAGTACATCAGATTTTACAAAATTATACATGGATTTTAATACAAATACAATACATGGGGGTAATTTTGTAGTAAAACAATTTACAGACAATAGCGTAGCAGCTAATGATAATTGGACTGCTACATTTACAGGATTTACTGATATAAAATTTGCAGAGGGAGACACTAACGAAGCTATAAAAAGTCTATATTTTTCTAATGATACTACATTTACAGCTACAGAAAATAATCAGACAGTAATTAATGAGGTAGCTGTGAGAGTCAAAAATAATGCGTCAGGAGCAGAAAATGTAAGATTTAGAGTATTAAGTAGTGTATCAGGTACAATACCAGGATCTCAACAAACTATAAATATAGGAGGTAATGATGAGGCGGTTTATCATGTTAATTTTACAAAAACATTAGCACAGGGAGAGACATTAAAGGTGCAATTTGTATCAGAGACTAATAGTAATGACATAACGCAATTTGATGGTAATGTTAATAATGGCGATTTTTGGACTATGCAGGTAATGGGTGGTACAGTAGGAGACCATGAGCTGTCTATGTGTAAAAGAGGTCAGATGTCGCAATGGGAATTTTTTAGCGGCTTAATTAAAATGTTTAATTTAGTCATTTTAGAGACATCTACAGGTACTTTTAGTATAGAGCCTTATAAAGACATATTCCAACCATTTACAGACACTAATGATGTAGAGATTTTAGATTGGACTGAGAAAGTAGACGCTCAGGAGTTTGTATTACAGCCTATAGATACACTAAAGAAAAATCATATA